CTCTCGTACACGACACAAACTCCTAAAGTTGTCGGTGAGGTGCAATACACTACTATCCAAGCTGTTGATGCGTTCAAACTATTTCAAAATGCTCAGCTCAGCACAGTCACTGGCGCGGTCGCTTCAGAAACCAGTGGCAGCCGAATCAATAAGATTCTAAATACTATTGGCTGGCCTTCAGGTATGCGTGACATCGATACAGGCCTGACAAATATGATGGCAGATCCTGCAACTGCCAGAACAGGCCTAGCAGCCCTACAGACAGTTGAGACTTCAGAGTATGGCGCTTTATACATTTCGGCAGATGGTAACTGCATCTTCCAAGATAGAAATGTGACGGCTGGCACAGTTGATGACACAGCCACAGTCTTTGCAGATGATGGCTCTGGTATTGCCTACTCTAATGCTGTCTGGCGCTTGGATGATACCTTGGTATTTAACCAAGCGAATGTCTCTCGCGTATCGGGCAGTGTGCAATCAGCAAGCGATGCTGCGAGCATAGAGAAGTATTTTGCTCATACTTATAACGCTCAGAATCTTTTAATGGAGACTGACACAGATGCGCTCAACTTCGCTCGAGCTTATGTAGCCTCTAGAGCTGAGACATCGATCCGATGTGATGCGATTACTTTAGACCTTTATACGGACAATTATGACACTGGTATCGTGGCTGGACTCAGCCTAGATTACTTTAACCCAGTGACAATTACGACCACTCAATCGGGTTCATCAACCCTAACTAAGACTTTACAGGTGTTCGGCGTATCTCACGATATCAAAATGAACAGCTGGAAGACCACCCTCACTACGCTAGAACCTATAATCAATTCCTTTATAATTGGGACTAATTATGGGATACTAGGTACTAATGTTTTATCATACTAAGGAGCAATAATGGGAGCCCCACTAGGATTTAAGACTTTCGCTACTGGCGATATTTTGACCAGTACGGATGCTAATGGTTACTTAATGCAGGGAGTCTGGACATTCGCTTCAGCTGCTGCTCGCGATGCGGCTGTAACTAGCCCTCAAGAGGGCAATGTATGTTATCTAAAAGACACAGATGCAGTAATGACTTACTCAGGTTCTGCTTGGGTTGCAGTTGGTGGAAGTACGGCGGGAGTGAATCTGCTTTTGAACTCTAACTTTGCTATCAATCAGCGAGCCTATGTATCTGCTGCTAACTTAGCATCGGGTTCTTATGGATTTGATCGCTGGAAGTCAAACTATACAAATACCACTTTAACTTTCACAGCTTCAACTCAAGGTCAATCCTTGACAATTAACGCAAGCGGTGGACTTCAACAAGTTATTGAGCAAGGTCTAGTTCCAGCAGGTACTTACACTCTTTCATGGACAGGTACTGCCACAGCAAGAGTCTATAACTCAGGGGGAACTCCACCATCTTATGCAGCATCACCAGTCACATTTACAGCAGATGGTACTGCTAATGTAGTTGTAGAATTTACAGCAGTTTCTACAACTAAAACTGTGTCAAAAGTTCAATTTAATGCTGGTACTAACACAACTTGGGCTTTGGCTACTCCAACTCTTCAAACAGAGTTAAGCGCTTGCAGTCGTTACTTTACAATTGTTAGCACTGCTATGGGTACTGGTAACAGCACAACACAAATTCAATCTGCAATACCTCACTATGGAATGAGAACAACACCAAGCGTTGCTGTCACCGCTGCTTTAACTTTTACTGATGCTGCTATTTCGGATTATACACAATCAAGCGGGGGAATAACTATCAGTAATAATGATGCAAATGGTGGTCGTTATCAAGCAAGTAACTTTACGGGAATAACAACACTAAGACCTTTTATATTACTTTCATCAGGTGGCAAAATACAAGTGAGTGCGGAGTTATAAAATGAGTTATACATACACAGAAATCTTTGACGAAAATGGCAACCTTCAATGCGTTAATCGCTCAGATGGTTGGTCAATACCAATCGACGAAACAAACGTCGATTATCAGGCATACCTTGAAGCCAAAACTAAGTAAGTCTGCAATCCAACTAAGGGAACAGATTGACGACCGATTCCCAGATCGAGATCGAACTTCTGATGGTTGGATCGGCGACACACGACACTCTGCGCGTAAGTCAGATCATAATCCAGATGCTAGCGGCTGGGTTCGTGCCATCGATGTCGATCGAGATCTATCGGGTAAAGCTAAACCTGACACCATGCCAGATCTTGCGGATCAGATTCGTCTCTTTGCAAAGTCTGATAGTGCAAAGCGCATCTCCTACATCATCTTTGACGGCAAAATTGCCAGCCCTATCCTTAAATGGAAGTGGCGCAAGTACACAGGGATCAACAAACATAATCATCACTGCCATATCAGCTTTACGAAAGCGGCTGACCTTAATGGTGAGTTTCTTCAAATACCTATGATCGGGGGATCACAATGAAAGATCTACAAAAGGCAGCAGCTTCATGGGGCAGAGCATTCTTAGTTGCAATTATCTCAATGTATGCCGCTGGAGTCTCTGAGCCTAAGGCTTTGATAGCTGCTGGACTTGCATCGATTATCCCTCCAGTGTTGAGATATTTAGATCCAAAAGATGAACTCGGAAGAAAATGACACAGTCAGAATTCTTTCAGCTCTATATTGCCACGATTGCGATCATGGGTGGATTGGCTGGCTTTGTAATCACACACTTACTCAGCGAGATCAAGCGACTCAACACGCGCTGTGATGAGATTTACAACATACTCTTAGAGCGCTAAACTTTAACCATGGCACCGCGTAAAGCTAAGGCCTTAGAAGACCAAGGCTACACAGCTCTAGAGGCTTACTGTATCGGGCTGAATGAATACTATAAAGCCCTACGCAAAGCTGGCTTTCCTGTCGATATATGTCTGTCCATGATTATGGATCCATTTTCTTACCCTGACTGGATCTTGCCTAAGCGCATCAACGATAATCCCAGCAATATGCCAGACTTTTATCCTGACGATGATGAGGATTAATGCTGAAATATGTGATTGTGTCCGACCTTCAGGTTCCCTATCACGATCCCAAAAGTGTCGCCTCACTAGCGGCCTTTATTCGGAAATTTAAACCCGATGAAGTGCTGTGTGTCGGAGATGAACTTGATATGCCACAGTTGCGAAAGGGAGCAAGCCAAGCCCAAGAGGTTATCGAAGACCTTGGAACTGATCGAGATACTTGCCGCCAAGTCCTATGGGATCTACAGGTCACTCAATTGGTTAGGTCAAACCATCAACAGCGCCTCTACGCCTCAATCAGTACCAGACTGCCACAATTGCTCAAACTGCCAGAACTCGAGTACTCTCGATTTTTAGGCTTAAAAGAGCTTGGCATAACCTTCCATCATAATGTCTATAACATCCCGCATACTGATTGGATTATGATCCATGGGGATCAGCAGTCAATCAAGCCACAGGGCGGATTAACGGCCATAGAAGCCGCTAAGAGGCATGGTAAGAGCGTGGTCTGTGGTCACACCCATCGCCAAGGTCTAACATCGGTCACAGAGGCCTCTAACGGCCTTGTAGGGCGTACTCTTTCAGGCATGGAAGTAGGCCACTTAGTTGATACTAAGTCTAAGGGCATGAGCTATACCAGTGGCACTTTTAATTGGCAAAAAGGATTCGGTGTCATGTATGTCGATGAAAAGAAAGTTTATCCAACACTCGTTCCTATGGATAATGATGGCTCTTTTGTGTTCAATGGTAAGCGTTATGGATGACATCGATTTAGACATCCGCCGCTCGATTGACGATGCCATGGATGATGGAGAATTGTTACCATTTCGTTATCAAAAGATGCTTGATTAGTCTGAGATAGCCTGTACCTTAAGCCTTATCAGTGAATCGTTCACTTGATGGAAAGGGCTAAAATGAACACAGTTTATATGTGTGTATTGTGTGATAAAGAGATAACTAATAACAGTCACTGCATAGGTTGCAACGAATATAAGAGCGCCATGGAATACTCCGAATGGGTTACATTCAATGCGGAGAATCCAAGAAAGGTAGCTGCATAATGAATCTAGATCTATATCTAACGCTAGTAATGATTGCTTTCCTAGTAGTGGGCATAGCTGCAGGTTATGCTCATGGTTACAAGCAAGGCAAAGATGAAGGATACGCACTGGGTCGCTCAGTTGCTCGACATACATTTTGGTCAGAGTGAAAGCGCGTGACATCCTCGATGAAGCTAAACAGCTCCTCGCCGACAGAGGTAACGAGTACGGCGACTCAACTCTTAATCACATTCGAATCGCAAGACTCTGGAGTGTGTATCTTGACAAAAACATCGAGCCTCACGAGGTCGCAATCTGTCTCATCCTCACCAAGATCTCGCGAACTCAAACTACGAAAGACCACCCAGACAGTTACAAAGACATCTGTGCGTACTCTGCAATCGCTGGCCAGATTACATCAACTGATTGGGATGACCTTGACAGTTACTAAAGCTAAATCTGGTCAATGGTGTGATTACTGCAAGATGCGCGTAGGTAATGAGCAGAAGACTTTTAAGGGCGAAGGAACTCTACCTCGACAGGCTGTATGGACTGTGGTAAGTCAGCACGCAAAGTCTAAAGGGATCAACCGACATTATTGCCAGCCTTGCGCTGTGTGGGTGTCAATCTGGCCAGATGGTTCACACTGGCCTTTAACCGAGCAAGCCGAGTTTCTAGTAAAGCAAGAGGAGATTCCAAATGTTTAATGATCCAGTGCAAACCGCTATGGGGTTTCTTTTGTTATGTTTTAGTTTGTTTGTGTTATCTGGCACAGCAATTTTAATTCTAAGCGCGTTAGGAGTTATTGATGGCCTTTAATTTAGCTGATTATGAAACAGTCGAGAGTCGCCTGTCTAACTTTTGGAAGGAGTTCCCAGATGGACGCGTATCAACGGAATTGGAAGTATGTGAAGCTCATCGATATATTATTAAGGCCTATCTCTACCGCACTTATCTCGACCAAGTCGCTTACTCGACTGGGTATGCTGAGGAGAAGGATTCTGATCGCGGCGTTAATGCCACTAGTGCGCTGGAAAACTGCGAGACTTCAGCGATCGGCAGAGCACTTGCTAATGCAGGTTTCGCTGCTAAAGGCAAACGCCCATCAAGAGAAGAAATGCAAAAAGTATCAATGGGGAAGCCAAATCAAGTAACCACTGAGTTACCTATTCTTAAGGAGAAGTTCCCAGAGCCTGTAAAGGATTCATGGACTATTGAAAACCCTAAAGATGTACAAGAAGTTGTACAAGTAATAGAACCAGCAACAGTGGCAGAAGCCATGAATCTATTATCAGCTGAGTTAAATGCAAAGGAAATACCACAGGCTCCTAAATGTATGCACGATTTTATGATTCATAAATCAGGAATAAGTCCGAAAAACGGAAAACCGTATGAGGGATATACCTGCCCATCCAAGAATCGGGCAGAACAATGCCCACCAATCTGGTTATAAATAATGGCTTCCCAGCATCGTAAGCATAGGGGTTACCGCACTCAGAAGTGCGTCGCTGAGTACCTAGAAAAGTGGTTCCCATACGCAGAAAGTGCTGGGGCAGGTAGGCAAGGTAGCGATATCACAGGTGTTCCGTTCGACATCGAAGTGAAAGCGCGTGCCGCCTTCCAACCTAAGGAGTGGCTGGATCAGTCGCGAAAGCGGGCAGATGGGAAGCTGTCTATAGTCGTAATGAGATTCAATGGGCAAGGCGAAGATGCGGCCGAATACGGAGCTATGCTTCGATTCTCTGATCTGATCCAGCTACTCAATAAAGTCGATTACTCAGAATGGTTTCAAGAGCCATCAAGATGTCAGGGATGTGGTACTTGGCTTATCAATGCCGATTACTGCACGCGATGTAAGGATCACAATGCCAGTGTATGAGTATTGCTGCATTATGTGCGGCGAGAAGCAAGAGATCGATCATCCAATGAGCGCAATAGGTAACCCGATATTGCACTGCTCTACTCCAATGATTCGGGTATTCGCAGCTACACCTGCCATATTCAAAGGTAACGGCTGGGGTAAGGATAAGAAATGACCAACTTAAATTACATAATTAAACAAGATAGAACTGTATTAATGCCATGCTGTAATGAAGTGCAGTTTGAGCATATATGCATTAACTGCTATGAGCCTATGGGTTGCATGTTCTGTGCATTCGATCCTTACTCACCACATGATTGCATGGCTGACTAATGAAACTATTAGACCTATTCTGTGGAGCTGGTGGGGCTTCTATGGGCTACGCTCAGGCTGGCTTTGAGGTAACTGGCATAGATGTTAAGCATGGCAAGCGTTATCCTTACACATATATTAGAGGCGATGTCAGGGATTACCTAGATGTTGATTACTTGAAGCAATTTGATGTAGTTCACGCTAGCCCACCATGCCAGACACATAGCGCAACTAAACACCTACGCAACGCTCAGGGTAAAACTACTAGCAAGATCGACATGATTCCAGAAGTACGCCAAGCCTTGATCAATAGCGGTGTGCGCTACATCATAGAGAATGTTCCACAGTCACCCTTAATCGACCCTGTGCAGGTCTGTGGTTCGTATTTCGGCCTAGCTGTGCGTAGACATAGACTGTTTGAATCTAACATGAACTTAGTCGGCACTCCATGCAATCACACTACTCGACCAGTCGGAGTCTATGGCTCATTAAATGATGAGATTCCTAATGGTGGTAGAACTGCTAAGACTATCGAGGAAGGTAGAGCAGCTATGGGTATTGATCACATGATATGGACTGAGTTAGTTGAGGCCATTCCACCTGCTTATACAAAGTATCTAGGCGAACAAATTAGACACTCCCAAGATCATGCGTAAAAGACTAATGGATTTGACAACCATGCTACGCTATAAATCGCTAGCGAGCGCGTGTGCGCAATTGCTCGCGACCGCGATGTTAGCTTTCGGGGGAGTTCTATTCATAAATGAATTGCCCTTAACTGAGACTGCTAACGCAGTCGAAGTAAAAGATATTAAACCCTTTGATATAAAGGAATATATTCAAAGCCATTTAACAGTCAAGACTTATGAATGTTTAAATACTCTGGCTATTAAAGAGAGCAACTGGAATTTCAGTGCCAAGAATGGTAGTCATCATGGATTCCTACAGGGTAGATCAGAGTGGTTAGCTACTGCTAATGAAGAGCAGCAGTATGACTGGAGTAGTCGCTATGTTGCTAATCGCTATGGTGTTACAGAGTATGATGAGCCAGACTTCTGTAAAGCGCTAGACCACTGGAGACTACACTCATGGCACTAATCAAGAGACTACTATGTAAGTGGCTTAGACATCCAGAGTTTGTATATGTTGATGGTCACCTCACTTGTATTAGATGCGGTGTTGGATTCCTCAATGCGTGGGATTAACCTATGACTCAACCAAGGATCAAAGACCCAAGAGATTCTCGTAAGTGGAGATCTTTCAGACTCACTATCCTAGCAAGGGATAACTACACTTGCGGATACTGTGGCGGTGAGGCTAACTCGGTCGATCATGTGATGCCGATCAAGCTCAATCCTGATGAAGCGTTCAATCCTGATAACTGTGTAAGTGCGTGCAAGTCATGTAACAGTGCGAAAGGATCACGCTCAGAAGGGGTTTTTTTATCAAAGAGGTTCACCCCCAATGTCTTTAGGGACTGTATCTCCCCAAAAACGACCAGCAAGATCCAGACCAGTCCGATGACAGTCCAGCCAAAACCTAATCGATGACAAAATCAACCCGAACACCCAAAAAACTATATGGGGAACTTCAGCCTAGGCTTCATAGCCCTTGGCTTAAGGGCAAAACCCGAGGCGATGAAATTGCTGAGATGGCTGAGAAGATTGGCCAGCCTTTACTCAAATGGCAACGCCTAATCCTTGATGATATGTGCCGCGTGGATAAAGATTCTATGTTCATCCGCAAGTCCAACCTACTTTTAATCGCTAGGCAGTCAGGAAAATCTCACCTAGCTCGTATGCGCTGTCTTGCGGGATTATTCGTATTCGGTGAGAAGGATATTCTCATAATGTCATCTAATAGAGCTATGGCTATGAAGTCATTCAACATAATGGCTGACATCATCGAGCGTAATGACTTTCTCAGGGTGCAACTCAAGGGTGGGGATGTTAAAAAGGGTATTCGCCGCACTAACGGCGATGAGCGTATCATCCTTGAGTCAGGAGCCCAGATAGAAGTTGTAGCAGCAACTTCTGACGGCGCTCGCGGTCGGAGCTGTGATTTCCTATGGATCGATGAACTTCGTGAAGTATCTGAAGTTGCGATGGATGCTGCTAAGAGCGTTACCTTGGCCAGAGCCAATTCGCAGCGCCTATTTACTAGTAATGCTGGAGACCATTTCTCGACAGTACTGAATGATTTAAGAAACCGCTGTTTAAGTTATCCACCTAAGAGTTTAGGCTTCTACGAATACAGCGCGCCAGAGTATTGCGACATCTGGGATCGTAAAGCGTGGGCGATGGCTAATCCGAGCCTTGGATATTTAATCTCTGAAGAGGCGATAGAGGAAACGATTGCAACATCAAGCATCGAAGCTACCAGAACCGAATCCCTTTGTCAGTGGATTTCGTCATTGAGCAGCCCTTGGACTCCTAATTCATGGGAAGATCTTGCAGATAGCGAATTGACCATGCCAGTAGGCGCTTTAACAATGTTCGCCTTCGATGTGGATCCTAGTAGGCGTAATGCAAGCCTTTGCGCTGGCCAGATCCTTCCAGATGGCCGAATCGGTCTATCGCTAATCAATACATGGGATTCCCATATCGCAGTCGATGAATTACAGATCGCAGCTGATATAAAAGCATGGTGTGACATCTATAAGCCTCGAAAAGTACTCTTTGATAAATACACTACTGCCGCAATTGCAGATCGATTATCTAATGCTGGCGTTAAAACTGAAGACTGCTCTGGCGCTCAGTTTTATACCGCGTGTACTACTTTCAAAGATGCGATCGATAACAAGAGGGTCGTTCATTCTGGGCAACAAGATCTCGATACCCAGATGCAGAATTGCGCTGCTAAAAGTAATGACTCTTCGTGGCGTATCGTGAGAAAAAAATCCGCAGGATCTGTAGCAGCGCCGATCAGCATGGCGATGCTAGCGCTTCACTTGACAAAACCTGTTTCTACTCCTCAGATCTATACATAACTTGCAAAAGTATGATATTATGTGTAAATGGGATTCTTCTCGCGAGCCACAGCTCCAGAACCACAAACTCCACAAATCAAAGCCCAGTATGAGCCTCAGCTCCTAGGCGAACGATATAACGCATTATCTTCTGGCCTTTATACTCTTAATCGCGATCTGGCCATGTCTGTACCGACAGTGGCTCGCTGCAGAAACCTCATTACGGGAGTCATCGCAGCTACGCCTCTCGAGCTTTATAGAAAATCAACTGGCGAAGAATTAGGCAAGCCTTTATGGTTAGAGCAACCTTCATTACATCAACCTCGATCAATCACTCTAGCGTGGACTATCGATAGCTTGATATTTTATGGGCAAAGTTTCTGGAGAATTACCGAGCGGTATTCCGATGACTCAAGACCTGCTCGATTCGAGTGGGTCGCGAATGTTCGCGTAACTTATGATTTAGATATTTTGAATCAATATGTAACTCAGTATTATATCGATGGCGTTCCAATCGATATGAATGACATCGTAACATTCCAAGCATTCGATGAAGGTATTTTAACGCGCGGATCTTCAACTATTAAAGCCGCAATTGATTTACAAAAGGCTGCCAATATAGCAGCAGCCACTCCTATGCCCTCGGGATGGATTCGCAACTCTGGAGCTGATTTACCTGAAAAGGAAGTTCAAGGATTATTAGCATCTTGGAACAAGGCTCGAAATAATCGTTCAACTGCCTATCTCACTAGCACTCTCGAGTACCAAATTGCTCAATTCTCTCCTAAAGAGATGATGTATAACGAAGCGAATCAATATCTTGCAACTGAGATTAGTCGCTTGATGAATGTTCCTGCAATCTATGTATCTGCAGATCAGAACTCCAGTTATACCTATACCAATGTCTTGGATTCTCGCAAAGATTTTGTGGCTTACTCTTTGCAGCCTTTCGTATCCGCGATTCAGGATCGCCTCTCAATGGATGACATCACCGCCAGAGGCAACGAGGTGCGCTTCTGTTTATCAGACACATTCTTGAAGAATGATCCTATGGAAGAATTAATGGTAATTGAAAAGTTACTTGCTCTTGGTCTTATCTCTGTAGAGCAAGCGATGGAAATGACTGACTTAACACCTAACGGAAGTAGTGGGATGGAATGAGCGAACTATTAACATTTTCAGCAGATCTAGTTGCCGATAGTGCATCTCGCACAATCACAGGCAAGATTGTACCTTTTAACAATGAAGTAGGTCATACTTCAGCAGGAAAAGTTATTTTTGAGGCCAACTCAATCGCGCTTCCAGAATCAGGCAAAGTAAAGCTCTTATTAGAGCATGACCCAAAAAAGCCGCTGGGGTGGTCTCAACTTATTAGCAGTTCAGATAGCGAAATGACGGCCAGCTTTAAATTAAGTAACACACAGCGCGCGACAGATGCCCTCACAGAGGCAGCAGATGAATTACGCGCGGGTCTGAGTGTTGGAGTTGAAGTCATCAAGAGCAAAATGAAAAATGGAATTATTCATGTATCGGCTGCACTCCTCAAAGAGGTCAGCCTTGTCCAAGCGGCGGCATTCAAAACAGCCGCTGTTACCTCAGTTCTGGCAGAAGAAGCGGAAGCTGAAGCTGTCGAAGAAACCCTACCAACAGAAAGCGAGGCGATCGTGGATAACACTCCAGAGATTGCACCAGCACCAGAAGTTGAAGCGCCAGCTGTGGAAGCTGCTCGCCCAACTGTAACAGCGATGGCTTACACAAAGCCACGCGTAGCACCAATGACCTCAGCAGAATACCTAGGCGCATCAATCAAGGCTGCTATGGGAGATCACGAAGCTCGTCAGACAATCATGGCAGCAGATGACTCAACATCTACTAACACTGGTCTAACACTTCCAACTCACTTAACTAACTTCATTACTACTACATTCTCAGGCCGCCCTGCATTCGATGCAGTTACACGCGCTGGAACTGTTCCTCAATTATCATTTACTGTTCCTAAGATGGGTACAGCTCCAACATCAGCAGCAGTTGCTGAAGGTGGCGCACCATCTGAAACAGGAATGACTTCTACATACGATACAGTGACTGCAGCTAAGTACAGCTCAATCAACCGCGTATCATTCGAGTTGCTTGATTTTTCAAATCCTGCATTCGAGCAATTGCTTCTAAACGAAATGCGCAAGGGTTACGAGAAGGCAACTGACGAAGCTCTTATTGCAGCATTCACTACTTCAGGCGTACAAGCTACAGGTGTAGCAGCAACAGCTGCTGGCCTACAGTCATATATCGCTACACAGTCTGCAGCAGCATACAAGGGTACAGGCGGAGACTATGCTCGCAAGCTAGTGGCCTCGACTGACCAATGGGCTGCGATTCAAGGATACGCCGATACCACTGGCCGCGCGCTATACAACGCACAGGGTGCAACATACAACGCTTCAGGCGTTGCTGGCGGATCATCTGTTGTTGGATCAGTACTTGGTACAGATCTAGTGATCGATCACAATATCGCAGTATCAGGAATTGTTGATGAATCAGCATTCTTAGTTGCTCCAGAATCTGTATATGTTTGGGAATCCCCAACCACAAATCTGAGAGTTAATGTTTTGACTTCAGGCGAAGTTGAAATCAATATGTACGCATACATGGCTATTTATGTAGCCAAGGGTGGCGCTGGCGTGCGCCGCTATAACCTAGCTTAATCTAGGTAACTAAGTCGCTCGAGGGGGCGGATAGCCCTTCCGCCCCTGAGAGTCTTAATGAAAGGATATAAAGATGTCATTATGCACAGTCAGCGAGCTTCGCTCGACTCTTGGCGTGGGCACTTTATATCAGGACAGCGTATTGCAACAGACCTGCGATGCCGCAGATGCAGTCCTACTTCCAATGCTGTGGACACCAACCCAATATGCTGTAGCGCATTCTAATATCGTTGGTGAAGGAACTTTATACTTTAATAATCCTGTAACAGATGTCTTTTATGTCGGTGAGTCTGTAACTATTTCTAATTGTGGAACTAAATACACTGGTACTAAAACTATTACTTCCGTTGGTACTTATTCGATTACTGTAGCGACTACTCACACTACTACGACTACAAAGCATCCTATCGAGCCTTATGGAAATGTCGCACCCGAGTCTTATACTGATTGGACTGCTGATTCAGCAATCCAAGAAAGTGCATTAATGATAGCTGTCGAAATCTGGCAATCACGCACCGCCACCTTAGGCGGAGCGAATCTTGCAGATTTCCAGCCCTCACCTTGGAGAATGTCAGCGAGCTTGCTGGCCAAGGTCAGAGGATTAACCGCTCATGCGCTGAGCCCAAATTCTATGGTGGGCTAGCATGACAGTACCAGCCATTACTACTCTTCGAACTACTATTGCCACTGCTCTAGTGGATAATACTAAGTGGCAGGTTTTTGCATTCCCGCCAGCAACAGTCTTAGCCAATTCTGTAATTGTGAGTTGGGATGATCCAATGCTCACACCTAGTAATAATCTTTATAACGATGTAGCACCTATGGCTAACCTGCGGCTAACGCTCACTGTGCCGCTCTACGATAACGAAGGTAACCTTCAGGGTATCGAGGATGCTGTTATATCGGTATTTAATCTATTGAAGGCTTCGAACCTTAACTACAGTGTAGGCGAAGTCAGTACACCCAGTATTCTCAGCGTGGCTTCAGGCGATCTGCTGTCATGCGAGATGTCCCTAAAAATCCTCTCGAGTTGGAGTTAATTATGTCCGAATGGGAAAAAGAGTTGGAAGCATTCCTGATTAAGATCGGGCAGATTCCAGCAGTTGCAACAAAACCAGCATCAACCGATAATAAAGAAAAGGAATAAAAAATGGCTATATTCTTGAACAATAAAGTCGGAGTTATTATCGGAACAACCGATGTCTCATCCGAAATTTCTGGCGTTACTTTGAACCAAACCTTTGACGAGGTAGAAGTTTCTGCACTTGGCGATACAGCTCACAAATTCGTGAAGGGCTTAGAATCTGGAACACTGAGCTTAGACTTTTTTGGCGATTTCGCTACTACTGGCACTTCAACAGTTCTGCAAGCTGCATTCGGAACTACAGTTACAGTTAAGATCATTCCAGTAAAAGGAACTGCTATCTCAGCAACTAACCCTCTTTACACTACCTCGATCTTAGTAAATAATTTAACACCTATCAATGGTGCTGTAGGCGACATCAATAGTTCAAGTGTGCAATTTACTTGCAATTCTACTATTGACTTTGCAACTACAGGTACATTCGCTTAATCTAAAAGAAAAGGGCTAACAAATGGCACAGTTAAAGATAACTAGAACAGATGGCACAGTCTCTACCCATGAGATCACGCCAGCAATCGAATACGCTTTCGAAACCTTTAAGGGCGCTGGGTTTCATAAGGTTTTTCGTGAGCAAGAGCGGCAAAGTGATATCTATTGGTTAGCTTATGAATGCCTAAAGAAAACTGGGATCACGCTTCCATTATTCGGCAGTGAGTTTCTAGATACCTTGAAAAAAGTCGAGGTTCTAGATTCTGACCCTTTCGAATAACGCGGGATTCTATAACATATCTGGTCGCTCAACTGAGCATCGAGATGGGAGTTCCGCCGCAGTTCATCTTGGATCTTGATTCAAGAATGATTACGGCTTTATTACAGGTCTATCAGGACAGAGCTAGGGAGATGCAAAATGCCAATCGTAGAAATACGCGGAAACGCTGACCTACGCAAAGCATTACGCCGATTCGCTCCTGATCTAGAGAAGCAATTAAAGAAAGAATTAACTGCCGCTCTCAAGCCTGTAGTTAAAAAAGCTCGCAGTTTCGTTACAAGTGATTCACCGATGAGTGGATGGGGAGCGCGTTCCTTTTCAGAGGCGCGCTTCCCTTTCTACAATCAAAATACAATCGTACGAGGTATTGGCTACACCACAGCTGTAAGTAGGCGTAATGCTCAAGGTTTTACCTCTATGGCTAGTATTTTTAATAGATCAGCTGTTGGAGCAATCTATGAAACAGCTGGCCGCGCTAATGAAGATGGTCAGCCATGGGTAGGAAGAAAAGCCAGCGGCACCGCTAAGAATGTCAGCCGCTCAACTAATCGTAATGCTGGCAAGACATTTATCTCTAATCTGCCGCCACTAGTTTCTAGCCTTAAGGGTCGCGGTCGCTTGATCTATCGCGCTTGGGCTGAGAATAAAGGCGTGGCCTATGGCGCTGCTATGAAGGCAATCGATAAAGCCACTAGAGAATTTCAAGCAAGATCCAAGGTAACTAAGTTTAGTAGGGTTGCATAATGAGCGCTAATGTAGATATTAAATTAAGTTCTAGCCTAGATGCTAAGGGATTTAAAAAAGCTCTTACAGCCACAGAACAACTAGGCAAAAGCGCTAAAAAACTTGCTGGCACTTTAGGTATAGCTCTTTCTACTAAAGCTGTCATAAGTTGGGGAGCCGCTGCTGCTAGAGCTGCTGCTGAAGACTCTAAAGCCATGGCAGTCTTATCACAGAATTTATCAAATGTCGGTCTTGCTTATGCTGATATTCCAGTCGAAAACTTTATCAAACAGATGGAGATGCAGACAGGCATAGCAGACGATCAGCTACGCCCAGCATTCTCAAAACTAGCGCAAGCCACATTATCAATTAGTAAGAGTCAAGAGTTAATGGCCTTGGCTTTTGATGTCGCAAGCGGTACAGGCCAGAATTTTGAATCGGTGGTTACTACCCTTAGCCAAGCCTACCTAGGTAATACTAAAGGATTAAAAAATCTAGACATCCAGATGACAGCCAGCGAGTTAAAGACTGCTAGCTTTGCTGAAATTCAAGCTCAACTTAATAGCCAGTTTAAAGGCGATGGTAAAGCTGCTCTCGAGTCTTATGGTGGACAATTACAGATCCTTGAGACTGCTGCTAACTCAGCTAAAGAAACTATTGGCTATGCGCTATTAGACGCTATTAAATCATTAACTGGCGAAACAGATATTCAGAAACTTGCAAAAGATATGGATACCGCTGCTGGAGCAGTAGCCTTATTTATTAAATTTAGCACAAAACCTATTAGCAAAACTAAAGGTATCTGGGGCTACATGGATGGATTTGTTAAATCTATTCCAGGCTATGAAGGTATCTTAAAAGATTTTGCTGAATATCTAGATGTAGAAATGTTCCCTACTGGCCCTCTTGGTAATTATCAAATGAGTACGGGTACAGTTCTAGATCAATCTGCACAGCAATTATCAAAGATCGAACAAGAGCGCCTAAAGGCTGAGAAGTTACGCCAAGCAAAAGAGGCCGCTCTTGTCAAGGCTCGGCTTGCTGCTGCCAAGAAAGAAGCAACACTTAAAAAGGCTCAAGCGGCATTGACTAAAGCATCAGCCACCTTTGAGATCGATAAGATCCAGATAGCAGCAGCTCTCAAGAATACTTATGACAAAGACAATCGCTTGCGGTTGCTGGCTATGCAAGCCATTGAAAACGATAATGGCGAAGCTGCACTTGAATATATTAAGCAATTAGGTTTACTTACTGCCGAACAACAAACTAACAAATTGGCTGGCATTAAAACAATTAGCGAAACAGAACTAAACTATATTAATCAGTTGCTTCTCGATGAACTTCAACGCATCAAAACTACTAAGATGACTGAAGAAGAAGCTGCCTTGGCGCGACAAGCTGCTTACGCTAAATACAACGCAGCCATTGAAGAATCAGGCGGCTTAGCTGAGGCTAATTTTTATACTGAAAAAACTCAAGCGGAATTATTGGCTATCGCTAAACTTGCTGGCTTAGATAAAGTTAAATCTGCTCAAGAAACTATGGACATTCTCAATTATACTACTCAGAAAACTATAATTGAAAAGATAGCAGCTGCTCAAAAATTAGCAGACGATGAAAAATTGGCGAGACTAAAAGAATATCTAGCGTTACTAGCTTCACCTATTACTTTACCTGAAATTAAACCCCCAAGCGGTGGTAACAGTATGCCCCCAGTTGGTACTGATACAGGTGGATTCGGTTGGAGCCTTCCACCTTATCTTCAAAGTACTATTCCAACATCAAATTCGGGTGGTAATACTCAGGTAGTTAATATCCAGTTACCTGAAAGTGCAACAGTTATTACTCAATCAGACTTTATTGATGCTGTTACAGCAGCTGTAAATGAGGCTGGATCTTATGGATATTCTCTAGTACCTAGAGGAGCAATCCTTGACTAGACCAATTGTAAATGCCATCATCAACTTTTCGACTGGAGCAGGTTTTGCTCAGCCAATGATTATCGATGCTGGTCAAATTGGTATTAATGCTCTGGCAGATGCTGCCGCTGTAGTAGTTGATGTATCTAATCAAGTTGATTCAATCAAAACTACTCGAGGCAGATCAGCTCAGGCTGACCAGTTCCAAGCTGGAACTATGACTATGAGAATTGTTGATGAGTCAGGTGACTTCAATCCCCAGAACCCAGCCTCGCCTTACTATTCTTTATTAAGTCCTATGCGTAAAGTCCAGATTACTACCAGTTACAATGGCCAGACATATCCCATTTTTGCTGGATTCATCCTCTCGTACACGACACAAACTCCTAAAGTTGTCGGTGAGGTGCAATACACTACTATCCAAGCTGTTGATGCGTTCAAACTATTTCAAAATGCTCAGCTCAGCACAGTCACTGGCGCGGTCGCT